AGATCATCAATGCCTTCGCCAGCGTCAATCGTCCAGTTGGCGATGTACTCTATCTTCCCGCCTTTCTTGAATAGGGGGCCGACATCTAGCTTAGTCGCATTTCCAGAAATAGCATCCGTCTGGAGGTACCACAAAGCACAGGAGTCCTTCTGCACGAACCATAGACGCTTCTTCCAGGAGAGTACGAATACGAAGGTTTGTGGATTCGCTGCTGCTGGACTCATATCGCCTGGCAGGTACTTGTACCACGACGTACCGTCGTAGCGATGCACCCCATCAAGCTCGCTGCACGCAATCAGGAATGTACCTGCGGAGTTCGAGAAAATGGTGTGGCTCATGTAGCCAGCATTAGTCACTCCGCTTAATGCGATCTTGAATACTGGAGCTACGCCCTTGTCGGAGACGTCACGTATTTCAGTATCCGTAGCAGCGAAGAACCTCCCTGGCACTGTAGTAATATCTGTGCTAAAAGCCTGCCCTGACGGAATGTTGTCCGTCGGGCGGAAATAGTGCATGAGTGTCCTGACCTGCTTGCCAGAGGCGAGCGTGGCCCATTTCCTATAGCCCTTGCGGCACGTCGCCCCGCCGGGCGTTGGAATCCAATTCTTGAGATTAATAGCGTCGTGCTCCGGCATCCTGGAAAGCGGATCGCGGGAGTTTATGCCGCCCATTGGAGGAGGTAAAGTCTTCACCTTTACCTTCTCGGGAATTGGCTCTTTGACCTTGCCCTCTTTTCTAGTCCTAAGCATGATTAAAGTCCAATCCCAGAGCTAGGAACATTTGCCGTGCTGATCAGTGGGGGGCCATAACTGGCGCCCAGGAAGTATACCTGCCCAGGGGACTGCCGTCCAGTAACGGACTCTACGATAGAGTTGAACGTATTGTTCGCTCCGGAGGTATCCAGCCCACGGTCCAGCTTCCAGCGCAGTACGAGAGCAGCCTCCATCATCCGGCCATAGAGGAGGATAATATCCCCGTCATTCTCTACGTGGTCACGCACCACGGTGGGGCTGGCAGCATCCTGCACCCAGGAGGACGTCTGGTAGATGAAGGTTATGCTCTGCGCTGTCGGCGGAAGGGACTGAAATGTAATCTTGTCGTTATCGTACTTATACACGAATGTGAGCGTGCTTCCAGAAACAGTACCCTGCACCTTCTGCCAGGATTGCGCAATGGAGGGACCAATCAGTGGCTGCCGATTCGTCTTGTTCCAGCCTGTCAAATCTACGAAGCCATCAAAGTCATCTGGTGTCGGGTACGCCAGCGTCACTCCGTCTGTAGTCAGCGTCCACTCCTTACGGAGGACCTGCCAGTCAAATGCCTGGGCTATATCTCGCCCCACTTCGGAGACTAATCGCCAGAAACGCTTGACCTTAGGGTCTGTGCTGGCGGCTGCCGTGGAGGGTTCGCGCATGTCACAGGCGCTCATGGCTCCCTTCACAACGTCCAGAGCTGTTTTCTGATATGTAAAGTCGGCCATAGTTACTCCTTACTTTTGCTTGAAAGGAACCTTCTTCTCTTCTTGAGCTGCCGCAAGAAGTTTCAGTTGCTCCGCCATTTCTGCAATCTGCCTAGCTTGCATGTCAATGAGCTCTTTCTGCTCTGCCAGCTTAATCATAGGGGCGGACTCCTTGCCCGCCTTGATGTATTCCTGCGCCCGTTGTTTCAGCGTGAATAGGCCCATGACGTTTGTGCAGGACGCGTCGTTCGCATTGGCAACTTGTTCCACAGTCTTGAACCCGTAGAAAGCGAGCTCACTAGCTTGGCTCTTGGAACATCCGGGCCAGCCCACGAGGGGGGTGCCCTCTATCAGTTCCTTCTCGCCCTGCTTGAATGCAGCATACTGTTTGGCGAATCTAGCCCTATCGCTTCGCTCTACCGGCCGAATAATAATGTTGTTACGATCCCCAGGGGACATGATGCGTACCATTTCGGCATCATAGAAGATGGGGCGCCCTTCTTCCTTGCTTTTCTCCATATCCTGCAAAGCATCAATGAAGAATACCACGTACAGTCGTTCGTCATCCGCGCCTGGGCGTTGAAAGACTGTATAGTCATACTCAAGTTCTTGCACTTACTTCTCCTTTTTCCAGCACGAACAGGGCTGGCACTGTCTGCTTTAACAGACCTATCGGGATCACTCTCGTGGCAAAGTCGCCCGGCACTGTCTGGTAGATAAGTTGACGGTACGACATTCCATGCTCTTTCATGAATACCCCAACATCCTGAAAGTTGGGGCTCTGGTATGCCAAGGCCTTATCAAAGGCTGGAGTGGAGTTGAATACGTCGTAGATAAGGAGGATACCGCCATCCCCTAAATTGTCATATGCTGACTGCAATGTTGGCTTGACATCTACATGCCCAAGTACATATGCGAGCAGCACACAGTCAAACGGACGGTTTGGACTTATGTACCCTTCAGCGTCGGAGACGACAGTCTTACCGGGGCACAGATTCAGCTCTATTTGCTCCTGAGACGCGTTGACTAACTCAAACTCTAGGTCAGGACGAAGTTTCTTCCAAATGGCTTCCATCCCGCCCACGCCGCTACCCAAGCTGAGTACGCGCGCCTGTGTGGGTAAGTCAGTCAACTCAAGCATTTCCTTACTATGCTTTTCCTCATCCGGGTGCAGCTGGAATATTTGAAAAATGGTCTTCCCATTTCTCAGCAATTCCCGAGTCACTGCCCGGACAAGGTCAGGATCAGAATAGAGCGGATGATCTCTCATGGAGTCGCTGCGTTACCGTCGGTATCTACTTTAAGTACGACAGCGACTCCACCAATGGCAGTCGCGCCCGCCAATGCTGTTCCATCAGCTCCGATAAAGCCGATTCCCGTGCTCCAGCCGCCGGTAGGCAGCTTTGCATCTGCAGCATAGATAACAGGGGCGACCACGCTACACGCACCTGAGAATGTGACAGCCATGATAACTCCTTAGCGAGCTTCAGGGGGCGGAATTTCCTCCGTTGGCGGAGGAGTTGCGTTCTTCTCGTCCCGTGCTTCCTTAATCTTAGCCTCCTGCTCGTCAATGGTCAGCCCCTGCTCAGACTGGCTGCCCTCGCCCAGCTTGTACTTGGCATCGCTCTCCGGTGGGGGCGTTGCCGATGTGTACTCCGTCGCCAGGCCAGTGGGCTCATCAGGGATCCCTTCCTGCTGCTGGGCTTCTTCCGGAGTGGAATGTTCTTGCGGTTTCTTAGTAGCCATGATTGCTCCTTACGGCGAGGTGAGACGGCCTTGGAACTGTGTACCGCTGGAAGTCATGTTGCCAGCAAAGGCCAGAATGGCAACCTCAGCGTCCTGATTGATAGCATAGCGGCGGCTGGGGTTCAGCGGCACCATGTTACGCGCACTGTGCGGGCGGAACTTCAGGAACTTGGTGTTCAAGAAGAACATAGTCTTCGCATCGCAGAAGCCACCGATGGCCCCATCCAAGACGAAGTCGGCGCTCATGTACTTGATGGCATTAAAACCCATGTCCGCAGTCTTCGGGTCGGTGAAGCGTTGCTGTGGCTGGAGGCTGCCCATGAAGATGCCCCACATGATGTCATCAGCAAGGATCAGATTGGGCTTATCTGAACCACGGTTCAGACTCGCCCACATCGTGTTCATCGCTGGAGCGATGGTGCTGATGGTCGCTGCCGCTCCCATCGTAGTGGACTTGGAGCGCCAGAAGGCCCAAGTCGCGCGATCAATTCCGCCGTATGTACCCGTTGCCGGGTTGACAGGTACGGCGGCCTTGAGGCCAATTAGCTGTTTTCCTCCAGCCAACGAGCCGTCAGAGTAGATAGCGGCTGCGATGAGGTTGGCCATGGTTGCCTCAGCGACGTTCAGGCGTGCGTCCATGAGGTCAATCATCTGCTCCTTCCCAGCGTTCTTCAACTCCTCCAGACCTGACATGATTACAGGAACTGCTGCTTGCTTCAGGTCATAGCGCGCAGCGCCGATCACGTCCTGCGGCGCAACCGGCAACAGGTCGTACCCCGAGTACCAACCTGCATTCGCATTCTCCGCAAAGGAGACTTCTTCAATGATTTCTGATCCACCCGACACGGTGACCACATTACCGCTCCGCTCCATGTACGCGAGCGCGGCATTGTTCTTTGTCACATTGTCTTGAATCTTCCTAGTGCGACTTTCAATGGTCGTTGCCATGATGTCGCTATATGCGGTCGGAAAGGCCATTTCAACCTCCAGTCAAAGTTACGTTCTACTCATATGACGATCCCAGGCCGCTTCAATTTCAGCGCGTCTGGACATGCCAAATGGGTTCCCATCACTTTGCGAGGGTGCTTGCCCGCCTGAGGGTAAACTGGCCGACGCATTAGTCGCCTTCTGTGCGGCTGCACTAAGCTGAGCCGCCTTGTCATTCACGTTCCGCTGGGCGACCACCTGTGACACCTGCGGATGTAGTAGTATAGCCTTTTTGTAGGCATCTTGCAAACTGAGGACTTGGTTACGATTCGCTGCCATCTCTAACAGGTCGGCCATGTCCGCCTTAACATCTTCGAAGAACTCATTGGCTGGGTCCTGTGCGAACTGCTCAATAGTTTGATTCGTAGACTGGTTAATCATCTGCTCACCCTGAGTCTTCGCCATGTTCATATCATTCATGAACTGACGGAGGGGTGCGAGCTGCTGCTCAATGTAGCGTAAATTCGGGTCGTTCTGGGGCGCGGCCTGTTGACCCTGCACCTTCCCGCTCAGGAGGGAGTCTAGCATGGGGATGTCCACCCCATACCGCGTGATAGCATCAACGATCAGCGCTGCCTTCTGCTGGGGCGACCCCACCCGCAGGATGGCGCCAGACTGCATGAGAGACTGGAATGCGCTGAGGGGGGTGCCTCCCTCGGCGGCAATGAAGCCCATGTATGGCTGGACGACGTTGCTGAACTCCTGGTGGAATCGCCTGGCCTCCGCGCTGGTGCGCAGCCCCTCGTCAATCTCACGCTCGCGGCGAATCACTGCCGCCTGCTGGGCAGGGTCCATCTTCCCCCACAGCTCCCTCTCCTCTGGCTTCCAGCTAACTGGAGCCTTTAGGGCAGAAGTCTGTGTGGGTGCAGCCGCACCGGGCGCAGTAGAAGTATCTGATTTCGTTGAAGGGGAAGCTGGCTTGCCTGAGACAAACTTCCCCGACGAAGGGTCCTTTACGACTTCTTTCTTAACCCCAGCCTCAGGAACCGCCCCTTCGGCTGGAACACTGGGGGATGGTTCTGTTTTGACTTCGTCGGGGGTGTCTCCGGCGGGTTCGGGCGTCTCGTGTACTTGAAACGCTTTTTCGATATCTTCACGCATGTCTCCGGACATTATGATCTCCTATATACTTCCTTAGCTATGATCTCCCGGCGCTCAGCGTCAGGGAGTGCCCCTTTGCGAAATGCTTCACGTTCCGCCTGTATCTTCTTCCTCGTCTCCGTGTAGTCACGATAGTCCGTAACTTCGTTCCGCTTGTTATGCTCGCGTAAGGAGGCCCTGCCGAGGATATGCGTCCCATCCACTGGACTTATGAAGTCCCCAATGTCCTTGAGAATTGTATAAGACGGAGAGGACACGTCCTGGGCTGGGCGCCACCGCCCGTTGGAGCACACCCACTCCGCCCCGTCTACGACGGCCACCCCATCCACTACCTCATGCAGCCGGAGGTTGATTTGCACCCATTTCCTTCTCATGGTCTCGTTGCTCCTGTCCTTGTTGCATCTGCATAACCATCTTCTCACGCTCAAGCTGCTGGACCTGGCCCTGCTTCACAGTCTCGCCCTGCTGACGCATCTCCTCAATGATTTGCTGGAACAGGCCATCCATCTTTAGGGAGTTCTCGCTGAAGACTTCCTTCAAGACCTCAAGCTCCTTCTTGGTTTGCCCCTCCATCTGGGCCACCTTCAGCTTAGTATCGTTGTCCATCTGGGCGACCTGCTTCTTCGCGTCCTCCATAATCTGAGCAATTTGCAGGCTCGGGTCGGGCGGGGGCTCTTGCGGTTTCTGGCTGGCCTCTTGCATCATCTTGATCATCTGGTCAAGCATACCTTCCATCTCGGTGGCACCCTTGAACCCTGCGGCCGCCCAGCGAACCATTTGTCCCAGCATGGGCGCACATTGCGGAGCCATCTGCACAAGGGGAGCGCTTTGGGAGAAGAACTGCCCCACTGCGGTGAGGAATTCAACACGCGAATCCCTTTCCTGGTTATAGTCAGGCATCGCCAGGCTAGCCTCGCTGATTTCCACTCTATACGGGTTCTCTCGCGGGTTCCGTATGAGAGCGAGCGCCTCAGCCACAAGTTTTGGATCTTCACCCAACTCAATCTGCGATTGTTTCTTGATAGTCTCGTCTTGGAATTGCTGGGATATAATCTCCGCCTTAATGTTGAGTATCTCCTTAACGAAGTTTGAAACATCCTCTTGCCGGTCCTGTATCCGCATAGAACCATATTGCGCTTTGAGCTCCTGACTTCCCAAGGTTTCCCTTGGGTTGGAAGCCCCACGCATGATGTCTGCAATGCCGGTGAGCTCATAGATCTCGTTAACCTTCTGCTGCTTTTGGGCGACAAGCTTCTCCAGCACGTTGGCGATCATCTCAATGGGGAACCAATCAACGGTACTATGTAGACCGCCTTTTTCTGCGAGGTACTGGAACTTCTCGGCTGGAATCATAACGTTCTCAGTGTTCTGAGAACTCAGAATCTGCTTAACCTCAGAGTTAGTCTTGTCGTATATGCCAGCCACGCGCAGCGCGTTCTCTAAGAGATGAACCCTTCGGTCAAGGTTGTCTAGTTGCCTGTATTTGTCTTGCTGGAGGCGGTAATCCGCCATCGGCATGAGGTCTTCATTCGTTAAGTTGGACAGGAGAGGCTTCGGCGCAGGCCAGAAATGCTTGAGTCGGAGGGTGTAGTCTTTCTCGTCCAGCATGGAGTCCACATCGTCGCAGACCCAATAGGTCTTCTTAGTCTTCTTGCAGAGGACCTCGTAGATGCGGACCTTATCAGAGGTGAAGTCCTTTGGGAGGCCGTCTTGGTCTCGCCTGGTGGCCAGCTCTGACACATATGCGTCAAACTTCTTCGGGAAGCGGGTGCGGGCCTCGCCCAGTGGCATCCATATACCCTTGGCGATCCACCATACTTCCTCCCATCTCCTTGCAGGCGACCAGTAGAAGTCCTTCCAATTCACATAGTCCACGACTATGCGCTCGTCCGTGATTTGCTGGTACTTCTGCGCGGGCACGAG